CGCTGGCCGGAATCTGGATTCTCTGGTTGATACACGTTCTGTCCTGCCCGTGTTTGTGGATAGCGTTGAGGGTGATTCGATGAGAGATGAAGCAACCAGGGAACTGTGGAACTGGCGCAGGGCGCACTCAGATAGTTGGCTGGATGACCACCTTGGTGTGACAGTGCCACCGGCGTTTAAGGAAATGACCACCGGCAAGGCATTTGACGAGCCGGAAGAGTATGTGCCACCGATTGACGAGAGTCTCGCTGATTTCACCGAGGCGATCATCGTTAAGATCGGCACGATTGACCCAGACATCTATGAGGCAATGGTGGGATTCTGGCCGTATTCGAGATCAGAACACCGGATTGCTCAGGATATGGGGAAATCTGTGCGATATGTTAAGTCATGCCTCAATTCCGGGGAACGTTTGTACAAAAAGATGAGAAAAACATGATATATGGCTTGCACACAGCTTTGCGTTCTGTTATAATCGACACTTGGGATTTCTATGCCCAAAAGAAACACAAGCCTGCCATCCGGCGGGTTTTTTTATGGCCTGAACAAAAATGAAAACTCTAAAACAAGAACTAGAGCAACTGGCTGAAGAAGATTTGTGCCATGAGTGCCACGCACCGTTAAGCGAAGAAGAAAAAGAACAGGGATATGTTTGCTTCGATTGTGTCCATGCTTGGGCAGATGAAGCTATGTACGCTATGGAAGCCTAGATGAATCCACCACTTACCGAACTGAGTGACACAATGTATCGTGAGTTACGCGCTGATCTTAGGGGGCTACAGCAATCTGTAGAAAGCGTACACAAAGCGCTTGACGACCACGTTCAGGATGAAATGGGTGTTCACCGAGAAACCCAGCAGCACCTGTCTGAAGTGCGTGAGGCTATAGCCACGCTACGCACTAAGCAAGGCGCGATTACCGCCGGCATCTCTGCCGCAGTTGCCGCCCTGGTAGCGTGGGGCGGGAAAGTTTTTTTTTATTAAAAGAAGGACTTAGCCAATAAAGGCTAAATGAGGCATCAATGAGTCTTTCATCACGCCAGATAGCGTTTACAGAGGCCGTGGGGAAGTTGATTGCTTACGCCTATGCCAATGGGTACGGTCTGACCTTTGGTGACGCATACCGCGACCCACGGGCGTTCAAGGGTACGATGCCATACGGTGCGATGTACTCCAACCACAAGGAACGCAGGGCTGTAGATTTCAACGTGTTCTATGATGGCGAATACCTGACCGGCCTGGAAGCGAAAGACGCGCACAACGAACTGCACGATTTCTGGGATTCAATCGGCGGTAATAAGCGGATACCTCGAGACCTGAATCATTACGATTGGGCTTAGTGTTCACCTGAACATTCAAGTCGAAACTTAAACCAAACATAAAAACAATCTTACACTTATACCCTGTAGGCCATAAACCGATTTTATACCCCGCAGGGAATGCGGAGATAAATGGCGATATTCTCCGCAAATCGTCAACCCTGGCGACTAAACACAAATAACGCAACAACTCGTAAGGAACGGCGACAAATGAGAACAAGGGGCGGTCTGATGCTGTGTCTGATGGCGCTGCTGACCATATCCGCCTCGTTCCTTGCCTACCTGTCCAGGGTTGAGGTAGTACGCCTCAATGACGCTTACAGGGCGCTGTACGAAGAGTCCCGGCAGATGCCAAGTGTGATACTCGGCAAGGACGCGTCAACCGGCGACATCTATGTTGAGGTTGACGGACAGCACTTCTATCAATTCAAACGGGTGTGCCACGCAATACAAAAGACATGAATACTGGGCGCACTTGGCGCTTGAAACGGTCATACCTAAGATGCGCAGCCATGACTGCATTTACCGGAAGGTCTGTAAGGCTTTCCAAATCACACTAGTCCTTGCTATTCCGGCAGGGGCGTTTATTGCGACACTCATACTATGAACAGCAAAGAAATTGCACAAGCACTGATTGAACTTGCCGAAAAGATTGCGCCTGTAGCGGAGCCAGAGGTAGTAGAGGCTGGTGAAATCACAGACGAAATGATCAGTATGAACATCTTTGGCGTACCGGACATGCACATCCGAGCCGGTGAGAAATGGTTTGCCAAAGTTCGCCACCTGTACGACCCGAAGCGTGATGTATGGCACAAGAAACCCGCGCAACTCCTGTTTGAAATGATGTACGACAAGGATGGTGATCCGCGCAGGTGGAAACCCGAAGAAGTCGAAGGCCTGACTGTACGCAGAAGCAATCAGCAGATCGGAGCCAAGTGGGACCGGATCAAGAATGGCTATGTCTGGGACTACGAGGGCAACTGGTACAAGCGTGTCAGTGCTGAAGATGGCGTAACCACCGCAGAGGCAAAGCAGTATTTCAGGGACTTCCCCTGGAAAGACGGCGTTTCGCTTGGCTATGGTTGCCCGCCAGAGTATCTGGAAGCGTGGAATAGCTGATGCTAGGCGACATCCTCAAAGCCCTGATTGGCCCCATTCTGGAGCCGCTGATTGCCCGCATCCCTGACCCAAACGAAAGGGCGAGGGCAAGGGAAGCAGCAGAAGCATCCCTGATTACAGGTGTCATGGCAATTGTCCAGGGTCAACTTGAAATCAACAAGGTTGAGGCGCAACACACAAGCATATTCGTTGCTGGCTGGCGACCCGCTATCGGCTGGATATGTGGCGCGGCATTAGCGTGGAATTTCGTGATTCATCCCATGCTGCTCTGGGTTGCGTGGATCGTGCCAGAGATAGGCGCAGACCTGAATACAGCCCCACGGTTAGACACAGGCGAACTGATGACGGTATTGCTTGGAATGCTTGGGCTTGGAACCATGCGAACCTTTGAAAAGCGCATAGGCGTGGCTCGATCAACAATGGGCAAGGACTTGGATAAATGAGCAAAATCACTTGGACAGTAGAAACACCAGACGGAACCGTGTCGCTGGAAAAGGAAGTAATAGACGAAGTTAAGTTCGCCTATTTCCTTGATTGGACTTGGAGCAGGTTCATACAGGTTGACGAGAACGGCGACCCCGCACCGAGAACGCCAGCCAACCAGGGCAAGGCAGTCAAAGCATGGGCCGGTCAAGAGTGGAACAACCTGAAAGCTACCGTCCTGAAAGACCGTAAGCAGCAGGCCGCTATTGCAGCCAAAGACGCTGTGGGCGGCATCGAGTAAGACCATGCCAGCAGGTAGGCCCACTGTAATGACAGAAGAAGTAATCCGTAAATTAGAGGATGCTTTTGTCTGGGGTTGCACCGACCTAGAGGCTTGCTCTTATGCGAATATTTCATCTACCGCGCTCTATGATTACCAAGTAGACCACCCTGGATTTGCGGAGCGAAAAGAGGTACTTAAGAACAGCATCAAGATGCGGGCAAAGCGTGTTATCAGTAAATCCATTGATGGTGACGACCTGCAATCAGCCCACAAGGTCATAGACCGCGCAGAGGGCAAGAAGGTTGCGGTAACTGGCGCTGACGGTGGTGCGCTAATAACAAAAATACAATATGAAATCGTCAGCCCTAAAGATTCCGGTAGCTGAGAAGTTTCGCCCGTTACTTGCTCCAGCACGATACAAGGGCGCACACGGCGGCAGGGGAAGCGGCAAGTCACACTTCTTTGCAGAGAACGGCATTGCGCGACTCGCAACACCGGGGACGCGCATGGTCTGTATCCGAGAGGTGCAGAAGTCTCTCAAGGAATCAGCCAAGAAGCTGATAGAGGACAAACTCAAGAAGCATGGGCTAGGCGAGGCCCAAGGCTTTCGCGTCCTGAAAGACCACATAGAAACACCAGGTGGTGGAATTATCATCTTCCAGGGTATGCAGGATCATACAGCCGAGTCGATCAAGTCGCTTGAAGGTTTTGATATTGCTTGGGTAGAGGAGGCGCAGACGCTTTCTGAACACTCACTCAGGCTACTCAGGCCGACAATCCGCGCTGAAGGTTCCGAGTTGTGGTTCTCATGGAACCCGCGCAGGAAGAATGACCCTGTTGACGTGATGCTCCGCAGGACACCTCCGACTAATTCTGTAGTGGTGCAGGCGAACCATAGCGATAACCCTTGGTTCCCCGATGTGCTTGAGCAAGAACGGTTAGACTGCCTGCGCGACCAACCTGACGAATACGATCACATTTGGGAAGGCGGTTACTTCACGGTTACTAAGGGCGCTTACTACGCCCAGCGGATAGCACAGGCCCGACAGGAAGGGCGTATCGGTGTTGTCGCACCTGATCCGCTGATGACTACGCGGCTGTTCTGCGACATAGGCGGCACGGGGGCAAGGGCAGACGCTTTTGCTATCTGGGCGGCTCAGTTCGTAGGAACTCAAATTCGTATATTGAACTATTACGAGGCGCAAGGGCAGGACATAGCAACGCACCTTGCATGGATGCGATCTCAGGGCTACATAGAAGATACGGCACAGATTTGGTTGCCACATGACGGGGCGACTAATGACAGAGTTTATGACGTTTCTTATGAATCAGCTTTCAAGGCCGCTGGCTACAAGGTCACGGTGGTTCCGAATCAGGGCAAAGGTGCTGCGGCAAAGCGTATCGAAGAAGTGAGGCGGCTGTTTCCGTCTATGTGGTTTAACGAAAAGACCACGGAGGGCGGGCTAGAGGCGCTGGGCTGGTATCATGAAAAGATTGACGAAAAGCGCGGCATTGGCCTTGGCCCAGACCACGACTGGTCTAGCCACGGCGCAGATGCGATAGGCTTATTGGCTGTAGCCCATGAAACACCGGCGACACCACCTAAAGAACTCAACTTCAAAGGTTGGAATTGATGAAATTCTCCAAACACACAGACGCTATCAAAGCGCTTGATGCAATACAAGAGGTTGAATCGGACAACCGCGAACGTGCGCGAGAAGCACACCTGTTTGTTAATTCGCGCAACGGTCAATGGGAATCAGGTTGGTGGAAGTCATCAGAGGGTAAGCCACGCTATACGTTTGACATGACCACGCCGGTCATTGACCAGATAGCTGGCGCAATGGAACAGTCAGAGTTTGACATCAAGATACTGCCCGCGGGTGGTGACTCAACGAAGCAAGACGCTAGGCTGTTGGATGGACTGATCCGCAACATCGAGAACATTTCAAACGCCAAGGACACCTACAACCTGGAAGCCCGCTCGATGGTCACTGGCGGCATTGGTGGCTGG